GACTGCTTCAGTTTCAGTATTTTTAAGGATGTGAATTTTAGACATTAGAAGCTCACTCCGTTGTTAGGTTTAGTAAATTTCTTGTGTGACATACGTGCTTTTTCAACCTGTTTAACACGAGAAACCATACGCGCAGCTAAACGGTCAACCACTTTCTTTCTTTGAGCAATGAATCGTTCCATTGCTTCTTTCTGACCAACAGAAACTTTCTGAGGGTTTTGCCCTCTCAATAATCTCTTTTTCATAGCAGAAATAGCCATACGTCTTGCGCGCTTATTTGCAACTTGTGGCGTAGAGAATTGTCTAAGAGCCACTTTTTCTCTTCGTTCACGTTTAGCTTGGCTTCGACGCATACGTGCTCTAGCCTTGATACGTTCTGTTCTAGAAAGAACTTCCATTAACGCTGGTGTATCTAATTCAACTTCTTCAGCAACAGCTTCAATTTCTTCGCCAGTCTCATCATCGATGATAGCTAGTTCTGAATCGTCATACGCTTCATAAAAATCTTCTTCAGTGAGAGAAGCTAAGTCAGCTTCAACTAAAGCTAGTAATTGATCGTCGTTAACTTCTTCTAATTCAAAATCTTCACCAAGACCGAGTTTAGCATCAACAGCTTGGTCTTTGAAACGTTTTAATTGAGCCTTGCGAGTTCCTTGTTGTTCTTCAGTCTCTTCGTGATAATGTTTTTTGATCTTCATATGACGAAGGTGACTATCATCACCAAGATGAGAATTACCGATTAACCCGTCATGAACTTTATTAGCAATCTCAGCTTCTTCTGGTGTATCTCCGTCCACTTTATTAGTCTTGCGGAAATCAGAAAGACTCATGATAGACTTAGCAATGTTATACTTTTTGGAAGTATCAACAACAGGAGAATCTTCTTTCTGGAGAGAAGCCTTTAGATTAGTCATTGCTTTATTTTGCGCGTCAATTAGTTTAGCCTTTTCTTCTGCATGTTTAGCCGCTAAGGTTGCTTTCTTAGAATCAGCCTCAGCCTTATCTGATTTCTTTGATATATCAGAGGAAACTGTCAATGACACAGATTCTTGTAATTGTTCCATAAATTCTTTTCCTGTTTGTTGAACGTCACTAATCCACTTACTAACTTTCGCGCCTGATTCAGTTTGAAGTAGAAGATGGTTAGACCCTCTTTTGATGATTTTATATACAGTGTTATCGCTTTCTACGATATCACCTTCATTAAAGATTTCACCACGAAAATATTGCTCACGGAGTTCATCTTTAACGAGGTTAATTTGTTCTTTGATGGGTTCAAGACCCATCCCAATTCTAATATCGTTCATAAGACGTTTAGCGTCTAGATCTCGGACTGACGTTGGAAGAGATCTCTTGAACGAAGAATAATCTCCCCTACTTATAGACTTCAGACCTTTGTCATCATCAGGGTCAGTTTGGCACGCTTTAACAACTTCTGTAGTTTCAAACTTACCACGCTTTAACAACTTAGTGTATGCGTTTACAGAATCAGCAGACGTAACCATTACAACATTTTTATATTTATGTAATGAGCCAATGCAGTCGACGTCGTCAGTGACTGCAATGAATTTAGTATTTGGAAACATCAACTCCAAATACTGAATCTTTTTACTAATTTCTAGGGGATTTTTCTTGTCTTGAAAAGACGATACAAAGACAATGTGATCAGCCTTGCGCTGTTTTGCTAGCTTGCGAACAACCTTAATCAGTAGCTCATGCCCAGTTGTAGGTGGGTTGAACTGCCCGTATGTAATAACAACGGACTTGGATGGTAGCTCGCTTAGTAGGTCTTTGTATTTCTTCATTAAAATCCATCAGATATATTAGTAACAGTATTATTTAGCGTTTCAGGTATTTAAAGTATTCAATCTGTTTTAAACGCTTTTTAGCACCTGCCAGTGAATCAGTATGTCCAAGGTTCTTACCTTTCTCACTCTTCACTTCATACCCGCTACCAGACTTGACGATGTACTCAAGGATAAGTTCATGGTCAATTACACCATAACTTTCTTTGACAGACATTGCGTGACGAAGATCTTTGTACAGTTCTTCTTTATGTTCTGGTTTCATCTGAGAAGATAAATGCGAGTGGAACTCAGCTTTTTTACCACTAGAGGCTAACTCGCGGAGCTTAGTACCAGAGATACCAGCAACACCTTTAGCATTCTCGTCGCGATCTCCAGAAGAGTGGAAGTTAATACTCTTGAAGTTGTAATAACCATGCTTACCTTCTACACCATTATATTTCTGTAGAAGTTCATGCATTGGTTTACGGTCGGAACCACCCACGAAGTGTAAGTGCGATACACCTTGTTTGTGTAAGTCAGATGCTTGGTGTAATAGTGTTGGAGAACTACTATCCGCCACTTTGATGTTAGTGTTCGGAAATGCGTTCTTAGCGTGGTGCAGTTTACGCTCGGGGGAAAGAGGGTTCTTACCGTCTTTGGTGTTATGTGAACCAGAAAGAATCAAAGTGTGTCCACCGCCAACTTTCTTTGCAGTATCTTTTAACTGCTTAACGACTTCTTCGTGTCCAGCAGTTGGCGGATTCATACGACCAAAAGCTAGAACGTGGTGTTTCTCATCGGCAGGTTTATTTGGAACGCGTGCCTTCAGTAAGTTCTGACGAGCAAACTCTGCGCGATTCACTAACTTAGTTGGTTCAGTTACACCATTATGAGTGTGGTTATAAACGAAACCTTCTGGTTTTGATGCTTCACCATTGATAGCATGTTCGTAAGAGCCTTCATTGGTTTCTAGAGACTTAACCAATTCATTCTTTGCTGATTGAAGGTGACCGTGCATCTTCAACAAGTTATCGTAGTGCCCCTGATGTTTCTTGATATTGTCTAAGTGACCTTTTAATTCATCAAGTTTAGCATTTTGAGATTTTTCAGTCTTTAACTTAGAGACCATTTTTTCATACTTACCAGCAATATGGTCTTTAAGACCTTCTGCTGATGGTGTTGAATTATCGCGAACTGTTTGGTTGATATAAGTCGCCAGATGACCACCATCACCTTGGTGCATGGCAGTTGCTTTGTACATCTTACCTTTATGTTCAGCGTGAATTGCACGAGCCGCAGACATATGTTTATTAAAACTATCTTGAGACTCTTTTGAATAGTGCGCGCCAGAAGCGTCATAATCAGCAGTATGGTGAAATACATCTGGGTGCTGACTAAAGTCGTCACCAGAAACATTATGATGAGCAGACATGCTACTCAACTTATCACCTTCATATTTTGTGTGAATAACTACTCCAATCTTAGACTTCTTAATGGCTTCAGCTTTATCACCTTTTGCTGTATAGGTAATAGTGTTTGGCGTGAACGAAACCTTATCACCTTTCTTCTTTAAATCATCGTGCGTGTACATCAAGTCGCCTTGGTACACCCCTTCTTTTGGTGCAACTTTAGGGAAGTGTTTCAAAGCACCTTTTAGTTTATCAGCCAATCCTGGTGCATGGCCATGGTTCTTATCAATATCCTCAGGTGTGTAGTTTATCTTTGGATTTTTATTGAAGGCTGACTTAGAAGCAACGAAGAACTTACCATTCTCTGGGTGATGCCCAAATACAACAGATGGAGAACCATCATATTTCATAGTCATCTTGTGAGATTGAAGACCTTGAAGAGTATGGTGGTGGGCAGCTTGAAGAGCACCATATGCGTGTTCAAAACCATCTTCACCGTGTAACAAAGGGCGGTCTTCAGCGTGATGGATGTGTTTTAACTTAGCACCTTCTTCTTCAGCTTCTATTAAGAAATTTAGAAAGTTGATCATATTAGCTCAAAGAGAAAGTACCAGCGATACCTTTGTGTGGGCCAGAAGAACCTTTAGCTGCAAAAGTTCCAACATTCATAGTCTTACCAGTTTCTTTATGTGTACCTTTAATAACAGTAGAAATACCACCAGTATGCACAACGTGTAAGTTTTCAAATTTAGATAAGTGATCGTCTGCAATACTATGCGATGGCACAACGTGAGACACAGCAGAACCATCATCTTTTACTTGGGAGTGAGCCACAATGTGCGGGATATGTGTTGGAGCAGATACGTGCTCGCGGACGATATCGCGCAGTTCTGAATCAGACTTCTTAACCATACCTGAAGCAAAATGTTTCGCAACAGATCGTTTTGCTTCTAGGGCAGAAGCCTCGGCGGATGCTGCTCTCGCAAAACCTTTGTGCTCAAATGCAGCTTGATCTCTTGGATGTAAACTATCGTGAACGCGAAGGTATTCTGAAACTTGTTCATGCATTGTTTTGTTTTTCTTACTCAAAGTTTTACCTTGAGCTAAGATACCCTCGTGCTTTGCATGTTCGGCACGAGCTTTCTCGACGCCCATTTTATCAATCTTGTATTGAATATTACGAGTATCCGCTGAACCTTTATAGCCAAGTTTTTCCATATGCTCATGGTGAGCATCAGTTAACTTTTTCAAAGAACCACGTTCAATACCTGCTGTTTTTTCCATAGATTCTAAACCTGGATTTCGGTAGTTAGGTTTATTAGAACCATACTTAGCAGAAACACCAACGTGCCCTGAAGTTTTACCATTTTTATCATGTACGCGAACGATTAAGTCAGCGTTAGAATTTACATCTTTAACACCAGTTGTCTTTTCATGGTCGCCTGGTTTACCTGGTTTGTCAGCGTTAGATGTCCAGAACACTTGTCCAATATGGTTTCCATTACCAGTATGCCCAGCAGCCTCTAAGTGTTTATGAATTTGTTTAGCCGTTTGTTGGGCGTGGCGGTCAATTTCATTATATGCGTTGTCGCCAATCTTCTTCTTTAAACGATCGTGAACTTGTGTTGGTGTACCAGCGTGGTCATCGTTTTCTGACTCAGAGCGATGGTGATCTGGTAGTTTAGTATCTGGGTGTAGATATTTTGCAAGTAAAAGTTCATGCATCTTACCTTTGTCGTCGTTTTCAACTTCTTTAGTATGAGCAGCTTCTAGCAATAAGTCTTCTTGAAGAATAAGAGATTCTTTTAAGAATGATTTAAAATTTAACATTGGTTTCCTCTGGTTCCATCAATATATTATGTTGTTAAAAACTTACCAAGTTCAGTAACTAATATTCCCTTTGAAACATAGTGGTTCATATATGAAGCATTGATCTTCAGTTCTTGTTTAGCTTGAAGTTTTAACAATGGTTTATTCTTGGCGTTTACGATATTTAGGGTTGGCAATCCTCGTTGAAGAGTGATAATAGCTTTCGTTTCTTCAGTCAAAAGAACTTTCAGATTACCGTTTTTAAAAAGTTGAGCTTCGTTCTTACTAAACACACCATAGATTAAAAATTGTGTTTTCTTAGACATCGAAGCAGACATGTTTGTTGCCAATTTTAAATATGCTTTTTCGCGATTATTCTTAACAGCTTTATTATATTCATAAGCCAAAGACTTATATGCAAAAACAGTTGAAGCTGCAATTCCACGAATCTCCCTAATCTTGAAGAATTGAGACTGATAATTTGCGATTGATATACCAAGGGTTTTCATACAAACTGAAGAAATTTCTTCAAACGAACCACCAATAACGCGACCATTCGCTTTAATGTCACCTGCTTTCAGGTCAAGCTCAATGTTAATTTTTTTAGAATCAACTCTAACCGTGACGTGAGCTTTCACTCCACGCTGGTCGCCAAAACCAACAGCTATAATTTGTATATTATTTCTTCTGTTATTTTCAAATAATAGTTTTGCCCATTTAAGAGCAGAAGTAGAATTAGCATACTTCAAACTAGACTGAATGATATCGTTAAGCATCCATTGAGTGCTCTTATCAGTCAACGTTCTCATACAAGACAAACTACCAGCCATTCTTAAAGTTACAACATCACTAACTTTACGGTTCTTGTTTTTCGTCAAAGTCGTCAACAACTGCTTTTGTTTATTATCTTTTAAGCGATCGAGAACGTCAATAATATCTTGCTCAACAATAAGCTGTGTTTGATTTAAGAAACGAGCATAAATTGCCGCTGCATAGATTGACTCTAGAACGTCCGTCTTACTACCAGTGACAGCACCTTTAGCAGCCTTACCACCCTGTCCACCAAAGTCACCGTTCTTTAAAACATCGTTTAGAGCATAACGCTCTTTATCGTTCATCAAAACGATATACTTAGAGTTAGACGCTTTCTTCCTTAACCATTCTAGGGCTAGTTGAATTTGGCGAGGATCTTTAGAAGGATTAACTTCAATAACCTTACCGCTATCTGTAAACGCGATTCTATCAAAGACCTTCGTGTCGCCATTGATCAAATCAAATGGTGCTTTGTTACGGACTTTGTTAATCAAAGTCTCAATACGACCTGGTCTTTTTCGTAACTCGTTTAAGGATAATTGCATTAAAAATCTCGGATATTATTGATTATTTAGTTTACCTGTATATTTTCTATCCCATTTGATGATCTGGCTAAACAGCTTCTGTATTGCCTTATTGTTTCTGGCGTCATAGTCGAAAGTCTTCATTATATACTTTAATGTTGTAGACGGACATCTCTTTTTTATCTTAGAGATTGACAACATTTTAGAAAGATCAGCACGTGGGTGATTGGTTTTGATGTCCAGATAAACGCAGTGGGCATACGCTTGGATTTCATCAAACTCTGATAGATATTTCCTCTCGGCGTCTTTGAGAGAATGACCAACTTTTTTGTGAGGTAGAATATAATTGCTATATTCATCAAAACGTCGGTCGTATTGCATGAAATGTATTAGTTCATGCATGAGGGTTTGTATTACGCGATATTTAAATTTCGCCCAAGTCTTCCCAGTAAAATGGTGATTATCGAAATCTACCGTGTAGATCATCAAAGAACATTGACGATCGTCTGGAGAATATTCTCCACCAACATAGACGTATTTTGTTGGCTTTTTTGTTATAGGTTCTCTGAAGACTATCTTAGTCTTCCACTTCCTAAAATAATGAGAGAGACCCTCTGAGTCGTTTATATACTCGTCTAGGTCTCTCCACACTTTTGAGGGAATGAGTTTTGCTCTAAACGGAGGCTCATAAAAATTGAGCATCTCCATCCAGTTAAAGTTCGAATTTTCTAGGAATCTCATATGACCTCCTAGAAAGTATAAACCTTAACCTAATTTATCTTCTAGGAAGGTCAATACTTTCGCTTGTTCCTCTAAGTTAGTGTTTGCAAACTCAGTAATATAAGGCATCAAGTCAAAGTTCGATAGCAGATTACTATATTTAGTTTCGCGCCCTCTTAAGAACTGTTCTGATTGATCTGAACCACGTTCTTTATAGCGAGCTTCTAGGATATCTTTTGGTGCAGACAGAAATACGATATGCAACTCGGTGTCAGGTAAAGCCATAGCGAATTCTAGAAAAGACTGGTTGAAGATACGATCACCCTCAAATAGAACGTTACAGTTATGGCTTGCGATCCATTCTTGCATAACAGGTTGCACCGCCATAGAAAGGCGATCCGTACCTGCAAAAACTTCACCCTCTTCATACTTACCGAGAATGTATAGATCTCGTTCAGTGTTATACATAGCACTTACAAGTTTCGCAGGTTCAATTGGTTGAAATTCTTTACCGTCCATAAACTTACGGAATAGTGTAGTTTTACCCGTACCTGGAGATCCACCAACTGCGATCAATTTACGAACCTTCTTAGGGTTTGTAGTTTTTGTCATACTAATTTCCTCTCTGGTTCCAATTCTATCAATAAACATTTTTATCTTTCAACAATTCTTTAAGCTCGTCGTCGGTAAATACCCAGACTCTACCAATGAAATGATGTACATCAGCATCTTTATCAAACTTCTTTTTAAACATAACCTTCTTGGTTATGTCTCGAGCCAGATTCTTTGCTATGTTCTCTTTAATCTCTGATGCGAAGTCTGGTGCAACCTCTTGAAGTTTTAATAACTCCTGCGAAGTGACCTTATGGTCAACAGCAATACGATTCATAGAATATTGATCCATAATATCATCAATATCTAAAGAACGTACGATACTGGCGCCAGTAATGGCATTGCTAGTAACAGTATTGCTAGCAACAGTCGTCAGCATTGAACCATCCATTAAAGGGTTGCTAATAGAGGTCGCATAGCTTTTAATAACCTCGTTCAAGATATCATTATCATTCATGTAAACATCTCCAATCCTATCAAGGGTTTAACTTCGTCGTTAAACATCCAGTCCATATTTTCTATTTTACCTGAATTTATAAAATAAGTAAAGTTTTCTTTGTTAATCCCATTCTTGTGATCTAGGCGTTGGTCAATAGTTTCATTACGTGCTTGCCACATAACATTCCAATCAATACCATACCAACCATCACTTTCAGCTTTGATAATTTCTTCAGCTTGTCGGTCTAGATAATACCCAAGATAGCGTCCATGCTTTGCTCTAAAGATTTTCTTGAAAGAGCAAAGGCATGTTTCCATAGTGAAGAAGTCTATCTGCTCCACCAGTTCTGGAAACCTCGCCTTGGTTTCTTCCAGAATTTCTCTTGCATTGCTCTCGAGATCATCGTACTCTTTTCCAGATAATCTTCGATCATAGTCGTCATCCTGCCCCAAGGCGAGATGAAGTCCATTACGATGAGAACGGGAACCATCATAATCACTAAGCATAAGTGAAGTAGGACTAACCCGAATACCAGCAGTATGCTTGAGATGCTGAAGATAAAACCAAGTGCTGTAACGACCAAACTTATGAAGGCTGTTTTTAAGTACTCCCCACAAGTTATCAAAGTTTTCTTCTGGTGTACCCATATAGTACGATTCGAGTGTTTCACGTTGAGTTTTCTTTCCAATAAATTTTTGGTACGACTCAAACATGGAAGGTAAATGACCTTTGTTCCACTTCGTATCAGTTTGATATCGTAACTGTTTATAATTCGTAGTATTCCACTGAGTGATACGATCTACAGTTGCGAGTTCGTAGTCAGGAAACTCGTTCTTCAACACCCAAGCAGTTGGTAGCTGATATGTGTTACCATAAAGCCAAGCGAACCAAATACGTTCTTCGTCGTTGTGTTCGTAACGTTTGTGTAAATAGTTCGTCGCCCATACGGCTGGATCGCAGTCGTTAAACTTCAACGACCAAGCATACCATCGGATGAACGCTTCTCGTCTATTTTCTTTTATTCTGTAATCCATTTATTCAACGCAACTTTAATTAGTGTGATAACCTGGTCGTGAACGCCCGTACCCTCTGCAAAAGCGGGGTCTGGGATTTTACGCACGCCTGCGTAGTTGCCAAGTTTAGAGGCTTTCTCCATTTCTCCAAACTGCTCAATAAATCGCTTCTCGTTGGCGTCATCCATGTAGAAAATCTTATCAGCCCAGTTAACTAAGGTTTGATCAATGACGGTTGATCGAATACCCTCGGTTGGATAACCAGCTTCGGTCAATCTCTCCCTCATTTTCTTAGCTGTGATTTTACCGTTTGTGGTTTTTAATCCACACGATTTAACATCAAGGTTTGGGTAATCTTGCTTAGCAATAATCTCAGCGGCGGCAGAACGATTCACGTTACCGTGACAAACAAATAAGACTTTCATTCGAAGAAACTTTCTTCTTTGTTATCATCGGCTTCAAACTCTTGAATTACAGCATATACTTCTTTAGAAGAAGTTGCCATATCATCAATGGCTACACGTTGACGCAGAGCATCTAAACGATCCTTAACAACCTTGCGCGAGTTCTTATCAAAGTTGGTGTATTGATAAACCTGTTCAGTTTCAAACTCATATGGTTCAAATTGCGGGAATGTGTATTTATTGTTATCAAGTAACATCACAGGTGGCACATCGTCATGATTTAATGCTAAGTCCAGGAAGTCGCGACACCAGTTAATAGCTGAGCGCATCTCACCAGCTTTTAAAGTCCCTGGGAAATGACGGAACTCAATGGTGTTAGTTTCTTCGAATAACTGGCGTAAGTTAATACCTGCGCGTGGGCATTGAAACCAAGCAGGATTACCCTTAGCGTCTTTATGAGCATGTTCATGCCAAAACTCAGTTGGAGTTGTAGCAGCCATCATAGCTTCAACGCGCTTGAACGGTAGCTTATGCTGGTGTGAAGTTAGGCGACGATCATAACGCTTCTTATGCCATACGTATTCAAGAGGTGGTAGAGCATTTCGGTCGGGGACTGGAATGTTCTCAACAATAGAGAACGCTTGCTCTTGAAACGTATGAACATAAGTCAGCAACTTCTTAAGAGCCTTCAGGTCTTTATTTAGACCTGGGACTCGAATATGAATATGAAGATTTGAACGATAGTTTACGATCGGCGCTGGGCCATTATCACGAAGGAACTTATTGATTTTCGCGATATGTTCAACCTGTTCATCTGCCGTGGTCGTTGGTCTAGTGTTAATTTCTCCACCAAAGCTGTAAAGTTTACCCTGAGGGTCGTTAGCGATACCTGTAGAAGATACACAAGTATTATCTAGAGAGTTCCAAGTGGCGCCGTCAGGTAAATCTTTAATTCTACGGTCGCAGTTTCCATATTCCAACTCAACACCATATGTCCACTTTTTAACATCATAAGTCATTCATAAACCCCTTTGGATATTTCTCTTGAGCTTGCTTAATGATTCGCAAGTGCTCTTTAATAAAATGTTCTTTGTTATATGTATCAAGAACTTTCTTTGACAACCACTCACGATCGCCCATAGACCAAGTGCGAGTGGTATAAACGTGTTTATTGTACTGTTCTGGTATCGGCATATCCAAACTTCTATCGCACAGATACAATGCTTCAGGTGGGATGTGTTCCATTTCAGCCACAACCTTATTTCCTGGGACGATATAAGGTACGCCAAATGTAGCATATTCGAGGCAAACAATACCAGTTGATTCATTACCCATACCCAAACCGAACATAGCTTTAGACATAGCCTCTAGAATTTCTTGGCGCGGGGCATCAATATGAAAAGTCAACAGAGGTTCTTTTTGAAGATTCTCTAGTTCTTTAGCGGGTATTTCTTGTCCGCCAAACTTAATAAAACATTTGACTGGAAGCCCAGCGCCTGATTTGATATAGTTCTTTAGGGCAACGTGTGGGGATTTACCACCGTCCCATCGTCCAACAAAGATTCCATATCTTTCAGCACGTTTAATCTCAGCTGGAATCTCATCAATGTAATGAATAGAGATAGTGTCATCGAAATAGTTATTGAAGTGTTTAGCTTGCCACTTAGATACACCAACCCAATATGCTTTCTTCTTTGAGAACTTTTCAGGAGTATCTGGACCAAGTGGAGCAGATGACTTATGGTAATGTTCAAAAATAATTCCAGTGGGATATTGATCCCAAATAGAACTCATATGCTTACAAGAAGAATCAAGTACAACGTCTGGTTGTACTTGCTTAATAATCTTTAAGATCTCTTCGGCAACCTTCTTTGTTTGTTTAACCTTATCGGTTTTTTCTTCTAAAGAAAGGTCAAAGAAGTTATCTAGAATGAATTGATTTTCGTATTGCTTATCGCTGCCTTTAGCTGTGATATAATATGTCTTCGCAACCTCTGACAATAAAGTCATTTGGTTGCGAGTAAACTTCTGCGCGCCATTAGCCAAAGTGCCAGCTTTATTTGGTTGGTACAAATTGTCAATTACGAGAATTTTCATAGTTTTGATAATCAACGCTGTCTTTTATTTTAACAGCATCCAATTTCATAGTTAAATTAGAATCAAATGTGATATACGTGTTCATTGGAACTTCCATATTTGGAAGATATAAACCTGCACGATTAGCAATATCAACCGTAGAAGTAATTATAGCGCCATTCGCCATGGAAGTCAAATATAATGGGCGTTTACCATTACGATATATTGTAAGTTCTTTTGTACACGCAGTTATCTCGCAAACAGCCATTGACATATGGCTGAACTCAGATAATGGATCATTAGAATGTTGCACCAATTCACTATCATTCTTGGTTACAGTTTTATATCCGTACTTCTTCTCCCAGTTTTCTGGAAGCTCTTGTGTGATAACACCGTTATGAACAATAGCGTGGCTCTCGTTACCAATTGGTTGATTATACTCAAGGTCAGAAGTTGAATATCTACAATGTCCAATTAGGTAGAGATTCCCATCTTCGTTTAAATAGGAAGGAAAGTCAAACGGGAACTCATCAGCTGGTACGGACTTCTTAATAATGTGAACGTCGCCGTTCTTAATATAAGCAAGACCAGTAGCGTGCATTCCTCGAATTTTAGATTCGATGAACACGCGAGTTAGAGCGTCGAAGTCCTTACGAGAAGGACTTCTTAAGATAGAACCAATTACGGCGCACATCAGGCAAAGAACTCATCTAGAGAAGATGCGTTAGATTCAGGGTGCATCTTCAAGGTTTCAACCTCGCCGACTTCTTTTTTACAGAATTCATACCACTCTTTACTTTCCCACATTCCTGGATAAACACCATTAAAACGTGGACGATAGTGTGGGTTATTTACATCTGTTTTACAATAGTCAACATACTTACGACGAGCGTCTTCGTACTCTTTAGTGCCAAGGGTCAACATTCCTTCGTGGAAGAAAGCGATAATACTGATTCTTTCGGCGTTGGGGTCATCAAGCACCAATTCAGTATTACCATGGAGACCAGCCATGTTGTTAACAAAAAGAAGATCTCCTGGTCTGATGTTAACAGCATACCCAATTTCTGGGAAAACAAGATATGCGCCAGAATAATTATCTGAGTTAGAGAATACACAAATATTCGCGAACCCGTCGTCCATGTTTGCAGGGTCATAGTGTGCCGCCGTTCTAAAATTACGGTTAACAGTGATTGTAGAGAATGGAGTATTTGGCACCAAGAAGCGTGGATCAACTTTATCAGCTGCGCGTTTCTGATTACCATAACGCCACGGTAGAAGCTCTTCAAACGCTTTAGCCAAGTGTTGCAGGTAAGGATAAGACTTCTTAAACTTATCGAAATACTTTTCTGTATAAGAAGTAGCACGACCATAAGGGATACGTGGATAACGGTCGTACCAACCAGCAATACCAGAGTTTACAGGATTAGCATAAGTTGTCTTTGAGATTAGGCTTTCTTCAACCCACTTAGCATCATCAGATGCTTCTGCCGCAGGCTTGCGGCGAGTAGTTTCAACCCAATCATCGAATTGAAAACCAAACTCATCAACAGAATCTCGAAGCCATACTTGAGCACGATTAGATGCTTGATCTCGGTTTTCTGCATATTTAGCTTGGATTG